TAGAAGGAAGTCCTATACTTAAACCGTTACTTGCTACAAACGGAATGGTATGGCCTTATCAACCAACAATAAACTATACACAAACAGTTGATTATCAAACTGTGCCTCTTGTTCATACTAATCAAGATTTTTATGCCTTTACAAGAAGTCCTACCCCCGAACTAACCGTTGAGGGTGAATTTACAGTTCAAAATCAAAAAGAAGGTTTATATGCGTTAGCGGCTATTCATTTTTTAAGAGTAGTTACAAAAATGTATTTTGGTGCTAGTCAAAAACCAGGAACTCCGCCCCCGGTGCTTTTGTTTGATGCATACGGGTCATACATTTTTAACAAGTTACCTGTTATAGTTACAACTTTTACATCTAATCTTACAAAAGACGGCGATTACGTTGCAATTAAAACCAATGATGGTACACAATGGTTGCCAGCTATTTTTAATATTTCTGTAACAATGAAAATTCAAAACACACCTGCTAAATTACAACAATTTGATTTGGATAAATTTAGAACCGGCGAGCAGTTGAAAGGTGGTGGTTGGTTATGACCGCAGTTAATTATGATAAAAGAAGTCCATATTCACAAACAAAACAAACCAGAAAGTATGTTCAATATTTGGACTCGTGGACCCAGTTAACAGTCCCATCGGCGTCCGATGATCAAATTTTAACATTAGATACAAAGTATGTTAATCGTCCAGATCTATTAGCCTATGATTTGTATGGTTCTGCACAGTACTGGTGGGTATTTGCAATTAGAAATCCAGATGTCATTAAAGATCCGATTTATGATTTTACAGCAGGTATAACTATCTATGCACCTAAAAAATTAAACATAGGAACATACAACAAATGACAGACACAGGTCTTCCTGCTAATCCGGCTGCAATTGATGCTGGTGTATCTATAGCACCAACTCAGTCTCCAACTGATGGCACTAGTAGTAGTGTTCCGTTTTTTTCAACTTCTGATACACAGACAACTCTAGCTCAAATACAAAATAATACTGCAACTGCACAATCAGTTAATCAAGGTGCTACTAATAGCACAACTCAACTTCCAAACCTTGCATTAACACAAACAGTTGACCCTAATGTATTTCAAAATCCTAGCACTCCGTATACAGGAACAGCGGTTAGTATAGAATTTGAAGGAACACCTAACCCATTAAATGAATTTGCTAATTATACCTACCATATTGTATTTTCTATGGGTAAATTTGAAGAAGCTAAAACAGTAAAAATGTCAGGTGTTAAAAACATGCCTAGAACTGTTATAGCCGAGTCTGGTAAAACGGCTGAATATTCAATACAAAAATTTAGTTTTACTAATACAGTTTCTCCTGGGTTTAAGCACCAAAATACTAATGTTATGCAATTTAAAATGACAATAACAGAACCTTTTGGTATGACTTTACCTGATTTTATTGTTAAAGCAGGGTTAGACTTGGGAATAGATAATACAAAACGATATTATTATTTTATCGAATTATGGTTCAACGGCTATACAGAAGACGGCGAACCGGTAGAGAAAATAGGTAATATATATAAAGCCTGGCGTGTTATGATGACTAATATGGATCTTCAAACAACACAAGGCGGTACTGTTTATGAAATTACGGGTATTGCAGATAACGATAGTGCAAATGTTAACCAAATAGCAATGACTCATTCGACACTTAACTTGCATGATGTTAAAACAGTAGGCGATGCTATTCAAAAATTAGAAGAGGAACTAAACAAAGATTCGCAAGATGCTGAAACCAGAACAGAATATACCAAGTATAAGATTTTCTTACCTGACTATATGAAAAAGTGGGATCTAATACCGCCAAATGATAAAATACAAGATAAAACAAATTATTGGAAAGACGGTGTCATTGTTAATATTAACCGAGGACAAGACATCGGAAACTTTGTTCTTCAACTTATTTCTAAAACTGAACAAATAGACAAGTGGTACAGTGGGTCTGGATCTAACAGCGATGTTTCTGTGGATAATGATGGTATTGGTAAATTTTTAATTATAGTACCTGATGTTCAAATTGGAAGGTACTTAACTCGTATTAACGATTATGAAAGAACTGTTAATTTTTATTTAAAGCCCTACTACACCCCGAGAGTTGTTCACGATCCGGACAGTGGTACAATACAAATGAAATCACAGACCCAGATTAATAAATTTAGTAAATTAAGAGAAAAGAAATTAATAGCTAAAAAATATGAGTACTTATATACCGGTCATAATACCGAAGTTATTAAGTTTGATATAGCAATTCAGAACTTTTGGCAAATAATTATTCCTGGGTATTTTGGCGCTAACACCTACAGTCAAACAACACAAGGCGAAGTTGTTGCAAAACAGAGTTTTCAATATCAAGATTCTGCATTTGATTATTATAAACAATATAAATTACCAGACGAGCTTGCTGGAAGAACCGCAGTAGGATTAGATTTAATAAATCAATTAGCATCTGGAAATGTTAACGATTATAGTGCATTTTTAAATAATCTTAGTACATTGGTAGGAACAATTCCTACTAGTATGAACACCTCTATTACTAATTTAACAGGTGGAGATATAGGATCATATGCATCACAAGCATCAAGTGCTGTTACTAATTTTGGGTCATTTGCGACAAACACAGCTACACCTGCTCCGCCATTTGACGCTGGAGCACAAAATCCATTAAATCCATTAAATGGTAGTTTACCATCGAGTCCTACACAGTTGCCGTTAATGGCACAACCTGGTCAACTTGGACAAGTTTCCAAATATGCTGATCTTTATAGTTTGCCAGAAGATGTAAATGCCTCAAATGTATTTCCAGTTACTTTTTACACTGATAATATGCCTACAATGCAACAGGCTGCGTTTGGTGGAATTGAAAGAAGAATGACCGCAGATAGTAAAGAAAAACAAAAGGCAGCGTATCCAAAAAGTCAAAGTATTTTTGGTAGTATTTTATTCAACATTTACGACAAGACGCAATTCTTAAATATCACTCTTGAAATTAGAGGCGATCCTTACTGGATAGGATTAACTAATTTAGAAATATCAGAAGACATTGCTGGATTAGTTAATAGTCAAACAGACACTGGTACTACAACATCAACATCTAATGATTATGCTGATTTTTTATTAGGCGAAAATATGTTCCTGCTTACTTTTAACACCGGAACCCAATACAATGAAGAATCTGGCTTTATGGAGTTAAAGTCAGGAAGTTCGACCTTTAATGGGTTGTATTCAGTTTTAGAAGTAGAAAATCATTTCGAAAACGGTAGTTTTACTCAAATATTAACAGCCTATAAAGATCCATTTAGTACAGAAGTTGATAAAAAATTATCAACGGTTCCTTCATCAAATGGATAATTTTAACATTAAATACAGTTTTAAACAGGTAGTATAATATGCCAACGTTAACCAGAACTCATACCACACCGGATCAGTTTGAATTCCAGCCGTTGGGCCGTTCAACTCTACTTAACAAAATTTACATAGGATTTGTTAAGGATACAAAAGATCCTCAAAATATGGGACGTATTAGAGTTTATATTCCAGAGATAGGCGGAAACGCAGAAGAAGAACACAGTTGGATCCTTTGTCGATATGCAAGTCCATTTGCAGGTGCAACTAGCATTTATAGAAATAACCCTGGTAATAATTATAACGATAGTCAGCAAAGTTACGGTATGTGGTTTGGTGTGCCTGATTTAGAAAACGAAGTTCTTGTTTGTTTTATAAACGGTGATCCAGCAAAGGGTGTTTATTTTGCATCACTCTTTCAACAGAATATGAATCACATGGTACCGGGAATACCCGGTAATAATACAACCAATAGCACACCGGTTGGTGAATATAATAAAGTAAAAGATGATACCAATCTAGCCAGTCCTACTAGACCTACCTACTCGCCTTTAGCTGATGCGCTTGACCTTCAAGGATTGGCAAGCGATACTATTAGAGGTACCAGTGACAGTGGGGCTAGAAGACCTAGTAATGTTAGTCCGTCGTCTACAACATTAGAAAGCTCTGGTGTTTATGGGATATTAACACCAGGGGGTTCTCAACTTGTATTTGATGACTTACCCACAAATAAGTTCATACGATTGCGTACCCAGAACGGTGCACAAATTTTAATACACGATACTACCGGCGAAATATACATGATAACCAGGGAAGGTAACAGCTGGTTTAGAATGTCAAACGAAGGTGTTGTAGAAATTTATGCAGCAGATGACGTTAGTATACGAACAGAAAAAAGCCTTAATCTTAGAGCAGACTTAGATGTTAATATCGAAGCTGGTCGTAATTTATATATAAAAGCCAGAGGTGATACAGAAGCTGACGTAGCAACAGACGGTGGCGGTCAAATACTAATGAATGCTAACGCAGCAGTTCATCTTTCTTCATTTGGTGATTTCTTTGTAAGTTCAATGGGAGAAATGCACAGAACTAGCGACGGATCGATTTATGATTTTGCCAAAAAAGATTTGCATAGTAAAGCAGGTCAAACTGTTCATGTTCAAGGCGACGATGGCGATATTGATATGAAAGCGAAAGGCGAAATACACGAAACTGCTACTAATATTCATTTCAATGGCGTTGCGCCGACAGATGCATCAGGTGGTACTGCTGCTATTGCACCAGCAGAATTCTCAATCATGGATAATCAATATGTTGAAGGTAAGAGACAAACAATAACAAGAACCTCTATTTTATATAACATGCCATACCACGAACCGTATGACCATTCTAGTAGTGTCAATACTAGGTCAACTAACGGTAAAGTTCAAGCATCAACTTCTGATCCAGATCCCAATGTTAGACTTGTACGAAACGGTGAAATTGTACCAGGTCAACAGGCACCAACTGATATAATTGGTACCCCAAAAGCAGGAATGGACCCGGGCATTTATAAAGGTAAAACTTATCAAAATGGCGAACCTGTTTATGAAAAAGTTGGACCAATTTCAAATGATAATAGTTTAAATGATCCGTCATATTATAACACAAGTCCGAGCGGAGTTTCGTATTTGTCTCGTAAGGCGGAAGGTATGTTATGGTCGATTAGTCCTGATCCTAAAAATCAGAGAGTTACATTTAGTGTTGGATATGGGCATCAATTATCAAAAGAAGAACTTGCAGGTAGATATGTCACTATCAAGGGAGAAAAAGTTATTGTTGACAAAGGTATTACCAGAGCACAAGCAACTGACTTGTTTGCTGAAGATCTTAAGATATATGAACAAAGAGTTAAACGAGGAATTAGAGTAAAAATAACTCAAACACAATTCGATGCATTAGTATCTTTTGCATATAATTTAGGTGATGTCCAGGGCCCTAAAATAAACCTAGCTAAAGTGATAAATTCTGGTAACTGGCAAGAAGTTCCTAAAGAATTTGAAAGGTATACTCATGATAATACCGGGGCATTTGTTCCGAGTTTATTATCAAGAAGACGAGCCGAAGCACAGATGTTTATGACCGGTGTTAAACCGCCAACAGGATAAATTAACCTAGCACTTTATAGGCAGATAAATATCCAGTTACTAAATGGTGTGTTTAATATGGCAGTTGTACAGAAGAAACGTTTATTCTACGGATACAGCACTGTTGAAACTAATTCAAAGAAACAACAGTTTGCTGATATAGAATTAATTAAGCGAGATTTACTTAATCATTTCTATACTCGCAAGGGTGAACGAGTTATGATGCCTACCTATGGGTGTGGTATTTGGGAAATGTTTTTTGATCAGTTCAATGATCTAACCAAAGACTTAATTACCGAAGAATGCACAAAAGTTATAACAGCAGACAGTAGAGTACAGTTGCAAAGCATTTTTGTTGACCAACTAGACCAGGGGTTTGTTGTGCAGATGGACTTATTATATGTTCCATATAATGTAATAGACTCTTTCACAGTTCAATTTGATAATAGAACCATATCAAACTTCTAAGGAATTTAAATGACTATAAGCCAGCAACAGAGACAGTCACAACTATTTGCAGCAGAAGATTGGCAGGTTCTATACACTGCATTTAGTAAAGTTAATTTTAGTAGCTATGATTTTAATACAATCAGAGCTGCAATGATTAATTATATCCGCCTAACATACCCAGAAGATTTTAACGATTGGATTGAATCAAGTGAGTTTGTTGCTATTATTGATATGCTTGCATATCTAGGGCAAAGTCTTGCCTTTAGAATGGATCTTAATACTCGTGAAAACTTTTTAGATACTGCACAGCGCCGTGAAAGCATTTTCCGCTTGGCTAAAATGCTTAACTATCAACCAAAAAGAGCTATTCCTTCTCAAGGCTTATTAAAAGTTACACAGGTTACTTGTAACCAAGACATTTATGATGCAAACGGTACTAATTTAAACGGTTCTACTATTACATGGAATGATCTTAATAACCCAGATTGGTTTGAACAATTTGTTTTAGTTTTAAATTCTGCATTAGATACTAATAATCCATACGGAAGTCCAAGTTCAAGCGGGTTTGTCGGTAATATAGAAACTCAGTTGTATAGAATGAATAACACATTAATTCCTACAGGTGTAATACCATTTACTGCCACTGTTGGCGGCAATAACATGTCGTTTGAATTGTGTAACCCAGATTTTTCAACAACTAACGCTGTTACAGGAATTACAAATAATTATGGGTATTTTTATGAGAAAAGTCCTAATCCACTTAACAGTTGGAATTTAATTTATCGCTCAGACGGTAACGGTTATAACAGTGCAAATACTGGCTTTTTCCTCATGTTTAAACAGGGTACGCTTGGTTACAACGACTATAGACTTGATTATCAAATCGCCAATCGTATTATTGATATCCCTGTTAACAACATTAATGAAACTGATATTTGGGTTCAGGGTATAGATATCAACGGGCTAGTAACACAAGAATGGACTAGAGTTCCTAGTGTTAATGGATTTAATGCTATCTATAATAGCCTAGATAAAAGCGTACGTAACATTTATTCTGTTGTATCAAGAGATGCAGCAGGAAATGATCAAATCAGCATAAGGTTTGCTGACGGTAATTTTGGTAATGCTCCGCTAGGACTTATAAGAGTTTGGTATAGAACTAGTAACGGATTGCAATATCAAATTCGTCCAACCGATATGGCAAATTTGAACTTTAGTTTTAGTTATAACGATAGACTTAATAATGTATATTCTATGTTGTTTGGTGTTAGCTTACAATATACAGTTGCTAACAGTCAAACAAGACAATCAAATGATCAAATCAAACTAAATGCAAGCCAAGTTTATTACACACAAGATAGAATGGTTAATGGTGAAGATTATAATCTTTATCCGTTACAAAGCTCTCAGGCATTGAAAGTTAAAGCTGTTAATAGAACCTATTCGGGACATAACAGATATTTAGATTTAAATGATCCAACAGGTAATTATCAAAATATCAATGTGTTTAGTCAGGATGGAATTTTATATTCAGAAAGTAACTTAAATCGTCAAGACATTCAATCAAATAGTTTAAATGCAACAGCAATTGTTTTAACCTATTTGCAACCGTTAATAGCTGGTACAACAACTTCATATGAAATTGCATTAGAATTAAGAGATTTCTTTTATGAGTTTTTCCCAAGATATAGTCCGACTATGTTGGTGTGGAACACATTCTCAACAGATACTAACAGCGTAAGCGGTGCATTTTTCTATGGGGTTACAGCTCAAAAATTAGGATCTGCTGTTCATGATGGATCAAGCCCGGCTTATATTAAGCAAGGTAGTTTGGTTAAGTTTATCAATGGTGGTTGGGCATATGTTGCTAATATTTCAGGTGACGGTGATGGCCAACAATCAACAGGTACAGTTAGCTCGGGGATTGGTGCAGTAAATATTAATGGATTAATTAAAAGTGGCGACCTTGTTCAAACCATAGTTTCGGCATGGAGAACTAATTTTAATAACGATGAAGTTAATAATATCTCTACCTTAATTAATAGAAAACAAACATTTGGTATTGGTTATAACCATTTATCATCAACTTGGTATACAATTACTAATGATAATTTAAGTAATAGTAGTTTATTCTCATTAGATAATGCAAACGACATTTCGAGTGCAAGTAAAGATGCCAGTTGGTTAATTAAAATGGTATACACTGGTACATCTTGGTCAATTTATATACGTTCTTTCAAGTATATATTTGAAAGCGTAAACGATGTTCGGTTCTACTTTACAAATACAAATAAAGTGATTGATGTTACAACCGGACATGCAAAACAAGATTACATTAATGTATTAGGTATTAACACTAAACCAAATAGCATTGATCCGTTTGGAAAAGATTATATATGGAAAATAAAAGGACAATATATATACCCAGACGGATACCTTGAACCAAGAAGTGTTAATGTTACATTCTGGGATTCAAAGGTCACA